AAGATATATAAAACATCCACTTGATGCAGCCATACCTACATTTATTCCAACTACAGGAGTTTCACTAAGCTGAATTGTATCTACGAGACAATTATTTACTTCTAAATCACCACCTGGACTGAAGAATATAACCTTGATTGGATTTCGAGATTCTTTTGGTATATTTTTTTTGTTTATCTTCAAAATTCCATTGCATAATCATCTTTGCATATTCCAATGTCATTGTTGTTATTTCATCATCAATCCAAAGAATTCTGTTTTCATAATTCTTATAAAATTGCAATAATGATGGATCTGGTAACTGTAAATTCTCTGCATTCTGTGGAATAGCAATATCTAAATATGCAGTTTCTAATTTATTTTTATTCATAGGCAATTAAGCCTCCAATTTCATAATATTTCTCTATAAAGGAATAATCATACCCTTCTCAGAGCATTTGACTTTATAAGTCTTATTATTTTTTGAAATTTCTTCTTTTAGATGTTCTTTTAAACAATTCTTTGCTTCAATAGATCCATGTACTAATACAAGAAGATTAGTATTTAGATTTCCACCATATGTCAACAAATCATTAAAATTGGCATGAGATGAAAATGTACTCATTGTTATACAATCAGCCCTATTAGGAACTGGTTTCTTATTAATATTGATTGTTTTATGAGTTTTACCGTTTTTAATTCGGTAACTAAGATAGGAGTCGTTATCTCCGACAAACCCTGAGAAAATAATCATTGAATTAATGTCTTTAAGATATTGTGTTAAATAAGATAGGATTCTGCCATTTGTACAAAAGCCTGATGAAGAAATCACGATTTTTGGTGTATTGTCTAATACACATGCTTGAGAGTCTATTTTCTCTCTAATATATTTTACATTTTTCCAATTATAAACCTTATTCCATAGTTCATAATCATCATATGATAATACATTTTCATATGCATCGCAAATATCACATGTAAGCATAGAGTCAACTACAATAGGTATAGTAAACGCTTCGTCTTCACCAAACAACAGATATAAAGTTGTCAGTAATTCTTGTGATCTTGCAAATGAAAATGCTGGAAGCACGAGAGTACCCTGTCTCTCTAATACAGTATCAATCGCAACCCTTAAATGTTCTACATCAAATTCACGAGTTTTCTTTGATACTCTTGTATTGATTCCATAAGTTGATTCCATAATAGTTATATCATTATAAAACTGTGGGATTTCCGTATTCTCAACATAATGATTCTTTGTTTCTAACGCACCAATATCTGAAGTATAAAGAATTTTTCTTTTTTTTAGACTATCATCAAGTATTAACTGTAACTGTGCAGCTCCAACACAATGAGAGTCCTTTAGCCATTGGAACGCAATTACGTCATCAATTTTATACAAGAAATCATATTTATCATACACTTGAAACAACTTTATAGTATTCCATACATCATCTTCTGAATACAATGGTTCATATTCTCGTCCATATCTTTTAGATAATACTCTCGCTTCATCAGTTACAATAAAAGCACAATTTAATAAAAGATATTTTGCCATTACAGAAGTGGCATATGTAAGAATGATTTTTCCTGTAAAACCTTCCTTAACAAGTCGAGGTAAAAGACCGATGTGGTCAATATGGGTATGTCCAATGAATACATAATCTATTTCAGTTGGATCAAATTTGAATTTTTCAGAATTGACTTTATATGCTTCAAGATAAGAATTGTCTTGATAAAGACCACACTCTAATAAAATCTGTTTTCCACCAAACTTAATTAGAGTCATTGAACCAGTTACATCTGTTGCATTGTTGCCACAAAATAAGATTCCATCATTTTTTAATTTTTTCTTTCCGATGGCTTAGACACCACCTTCCTCATATATTTCGTCTATTTGACGATTGAATTTTTTCTTAACTCATATAAATCCTTTAGAGTTGCTTTATCTTCACTAAGGTAATATTTTGGATGAGAACTTTTACTTTTATGTAATAATCCATCCTTAAACCTACTTGCAAAGTTATAACCTAATTCCTGTAATTTAACAGATTCTCTCTGAGTAATAAGTATTATATTATTCACGACCTTTACTTTATATTTTCTGCAATAGCAGAATAATTCTGATTGAGAGACTCGAACTCCCGACATCTTGCTTACAAGGCAAGCGTTCTACCAACTGAACTAAACCAGAATAATATTCTCACACGGAGGTATAAGAATATTTAATTAATATGAGCTGAGATATTGACTCAATACACTACCATCTATTGCGGTTGGACACAATTTATCACACTGTCGATTAGACAGTAGGTAGCAACAACACCAGTTTTGACATAACTGGCAAACTCTTACCACAAAGCGTTATAGATTTTCTTTTTACACATTCTTCCTTGCGAGATTCATAGGTTGCAGCCTATTAGAGTTGCATATACTTGTACTTTCTCACATAACACCTTGCGAGTGTTATATGTGTCCATATTACAGGACAATAAGTTGTTTTTCTCTTTGCGGTCATACACACTTTTGCTTGTTATTTTCTATCAGTAAATCAAATGATATTTTTATTATTAAGAGATTTTCTTCATTCACCAAAAGTATGTACTTACAAATGGATGATGAGGTGTACATTTAACCATCCGTACCTTTTGAGTACAGCCCAGTTGTCACCATCCTGCTTGGATTGCGATCTCCTTGCTTTTTGATTCTATCCCTGTTTTTCAACTTAAGAGATATTACCAAAATCCTATCAACAGTTATACTTGCGGTATTCCCGTCAATAGTACACAAATCATCCCCACATTTCTGTGTTAATACAGTGCCTATTTCGAGACACCCACCAAATCAATTTGTTTAAGAATCTCGTGCAATGCAATTGATTACATAAACTCATAAATAGTCATTATCAGTTGACCTCTGACCTTAGATATGGCGTAGATTTTATGTGTTTTCCGTTAAACTGTATTATACAGTCGCAGCCTTATAATACGATAAGAACCACTTTATACGTGTCGCCACGCTTATTTTAAAATTCAACATCTTCTGATCCGAAACCGACCAGTCCTATAAAATAGGATAACTCCCACAACAGGATTCGAACCTGTAACTTACGGATTAACAGTCCGTTGCTCTACCATTGAACTATATGGGAAGAGTATCAGTGATTACACCATTTTTTTAATAATGTAACCACCGATATAAGAAAGAGAGGTTAGTTTATGATATATAAACTTATTGATATTATGAAAATGTCCCTATTAGGACGGGATATTAAGAAAAGCTGATTTCATTCTAAATCTGCAATGCCACTCAAAAGAGCAGCAGAGCAGACATACAAAGATTGTCGGTTAGTTTCTTCCATGACAATCGTTTTTGTATCATATCTTGTAAATATTTTACTATATCTACATTTAAGAAAAACAAATATTTTGTAAAAATATGCCAAAAAGCCTTATAAATCAAGGGTTTTCGGAGTTGTATTTTTTCATTAAAATTTCATTTCTCATGATAATATATATTATTTTGATTAAGTTTAATTTCATATGCACATTTAGGGCAATACAATTTAGGACGACCTTTTTTTGATATTTTAATTTTTCTTCCACATCCATTTGCACACTGCTTGTATCCCTTTTTAAAATTCCCTATGTACTGATTACCAATATTTTCAAATTTAATTACCTTATAGGCAATATCATCATCAGTGTCTCCTAAATCTATTTTGATATTAAGATTATTCACTTTTTTCCCAAAATGAATATAACCATTACTATATAACTCATGCAACAATTCTTTCTTTTTATCAGATGAGAGAGTAACATTGGCAAGTTTAAATACTTCTGAAAGACCTTTTGAATCTTTTTTATTTATCCATCCTTCACTATTCATATATCTTGCAATAGCAAATAATGTAAACATAAATTTCTTTTGGCGATCATTTGGAAGAGATTCCACGACTTTTAATTCTTTTTCATAGATAGGAACATACTTAAGTTCCCTAAATAGATTTTTTGATTCTGAATCATATAAATCAATACATGTTTTTTTGATTTTACTAGCATATCTATATTCCTGATATCCTTCAATGTTAAATTCAAGCATCTTTGTCTTGACTGTATCAATTAGAATATTTGGATCTTTACCTCTATCAAAATAATACTTAGCAATCAATGTTATCAGATATCCATTCGAGATATTGTCTGGTTTATTACCAGACGCTAATATCTCTCTAATATATTCTTTTTCATTCAGTATATACAACTTCTTCCTCCATTTCTTCTAAACGCTTAATAATTAGTTCTCCAATACAATCCCAACAAAACTGTCTATTACCTTTATATCCATAAGTCATATCAAGAATGATATTCATACGTTCATCATTATTTGGACATATTTCTTCGGCTTTCTTCTTAAACATTTCAACCATACTTGCACGTTGATAATATTTGTCAAATTCGTCCTGCTTATCAAAGATATCAGTTCTATTTAGTTGTATTCCTTTTCCTTTTCCCTGCTTCTTTTTATATTCCTTAATACATTCACAGTAATATTGTTCAAGTTCTCGCAGAGCTTGTCTGTGTTCTTCTGTACAACGTCTTTTAACCTTCAATGTATTATAATCAAATGAAGAGTCCTTATGTAATTGCGATTTATAGCCATCTAACTGACTTTCAACATATTTACAAATCTGATTCATAGAACAATTCCCTGTACCAACTGGCATTTTTCTTTCGTACCAAAATAGAAAATCTTTTTGTTCTTTTGTAAGGGTATCTTTATTATACAAATCCTCGATAGAACATTTATAGATAGCATAGCATTTAGCATTACTTTCTTTAATGTATTGTTTGTACTGTCTTTTTGTTTCATCGTAAACATAAATCATAAAGTAGGGCTTTCTGTATGCGCAAAGCGATTGCAAATATTTATTTTCTCCGCAAGCACCTAAATTATACCAGTTACTTTCCATTGGTTTTGCAATGATTCCCTTAATTTTGTCCAACTCATTTTGTTGATAGAGCTGACCACATTCTATTCTATATTCTAATTCTTTATATTCAGGTGAATCTTTCTCGAAATGAGATTGAACTTCCATCATAGATGTGACATAATTAGTGATTGTTCCAACTTGATTTCCCATACCTGCTTTATTTGTCTTTTTAACGGCAGCTTCAGTAACAACAATTTTTTCTGCATTTCGCTGGACACATTCGATAGCAGGTAAGTATCTATAACGTCTTTTCATAACAGAATTATTAGTAGAAAAGTTCAGATCCGAGTCCCAATCTTCCCCATTCTCAGCCATACAAAATGAATCCCAACCGTTTATAATCATGATAGTATTCATATATTGATACCAGTACCGACATTCATCCGAATTATTGATATTACACATTCGAATATTATTATGACTTGTCATTGGACTTCTAAAGAGTACAATTTCATCTTCATTTTTATCAATCCAAAATTTTGAATAACATTCATTTGATTTTAATAAACCTGTAACTTCCAGCCCACAAAGAGATTGCATAAGAGCAAATGGATCGCCACTTGCAATCTGATAATTACCATTTACAAATAATTTACCAATCTTCGCATCATTCATTTTTTTCTTGATATATCTATGTACAGAGTCGATTATATATGGATCTCCCAACATATATTCGCTTGTATACAAAGCACGTTGCCATGAATTTACATCAGTATTTTCGTTAATACCAAGAAATTTAACAGTAGAAGAGTAGTCTCCACACATAGCATCTTTTAAATAATTGATTGTTGGTGCGCACAATTCCTCAACATCTTCGTCTGTAAATTCATAAGACTGAAGATATTGGTAATTCAATTCTCTCTGTTCTTCAAGAATATGTGGTGAAATTTTTGTTACAGAAAATCCATATCCACATTCCTTATACGCATTCACATATTGCTCAATATTATCATACGCTCCCCATAATTTAAGAGAAGACTCTGTGACAATCATTTCACATTGACGAATATCTTGTATATTTCCCCAAATATCTTCAATCATATAATTATCATTATTGTATTTTTCAATAAATTCATAAATAGGGAACGGATAGAGCATTCCTTTGAACCATGCGTTTCTCAAGCACACACCGCCAGGAATATAATCAAGACCTAAAGATTCAGCTACTCGCTGCATATATTGTATAGTACAAAGATTAAAACCGTCAGATACATTGTTTTCAAGAGCTTTATCTTTAATAATTTCTCTTGTCGGTTCTTTTGAATCACCACCATCATCGAGTGATATAACATCTGCAAAATATTGTGTAATACAATCTTTTACGACCAAAATTCCATGCGGATCACAAATCGGTTGTGATGCAGAACATGTTAATGCTTTGTAAGCTTCGTATTTTGCAGGAACTAATTTAGTATCTGGATTTCTCTTACATTCACATAATTCATTTAATTTGTCGATGTATTGTGAATTACAGAAAAGAAGAGTGTTGTTTTTTAATCCACCAGTAGTTCCAACAAAGCGTTTATAATTAACACCATTTATGGTAACACCTTTTTTACCAGTCGCTCTTGCAAAATCAGATTTTTTATCAACAACTACCTGCATAAATATCTTTGAAAAATCAATACTCCAAATAGGTTTTTCTAAAATCTTATTTGCCATTATGCGGAACTCTTGAGCTTCAAACAGTGATATGAGTTCCTGATATTTGAAAGCATCTTCTTTGGTAATCTGTAAATCCCAATTAGAATACTTAAGTTTATTTGTTCCAATTTTAAAAATCTCATATTGAGGTACGCTAATACCAGCCATAAACCCTCCTTTTGTTTATTATTAATATTTTCTAAGTTCATTTAGCATAAATTCCACATTATCTCCATGCAATTCAAGTGAAATTTCTTGATAACCGCTATACCATGGATTTGTATAACAACCAAATTCAGCACATATGTCAATGATTTTAGATTGAATTATATTTCGTTTGGGTTCTAAAAATCTTTTCCTTTTAGTTGTATAGCATTCATATATTTTTCCAACTTCATCAGATCTTCCAACCATTATTTCATGTTTTTGAACTGTCGCAGTCAGAATGTAGTCGATGGCTTCTTTGTAATATTTCTTTACTGTTCCATCTTTCTTTTGAAAACAATACACTTTGAATCCTCCTTTTTTATTTACACTTATATATTCTTCAAATGAAATTTCTATTTACAATTATTCAAACCACACAGGAGCTTTACCTATGTCATATTTCTTGCAAATAAGATACGAACAATATCCGTCTATCAATTCATAATTTCTGTCAATTATAATCTTCCCCCAGTTCACCATACTTGATGAATGTATTTTCTTTCTTCCTGAATTTTCTGTAATTGGGTGGAGTAGCAAGAAATTCTTCTCTAATTTTAATTTCATTAATTGGAATCCAATATTCCTTATTTGAACTGTAATCAATATCAAAAAATATTCTCAGTCTATCAATAATTCTCATCTTTATAATCCTCCTCGTCCATTGTTTCGACACGATATCCCAACCAATCTATAAGATAATCAGTACATGGAATACAGTCTCTATGTATATATTGTCCTTCTGAATTTCTCAGATAATCTTGCCCACTTAAAATACCCCCACCACAATAGCAGCATAAGTAATTATATTTCTGATGAAAGTTTGGACATCTTGTAAGACAAGGATTATTGCCACAAATATTGCACATACAAATAACCTCTCTTTTTAATTTTTTATACACTCATAGGAATATCCATCGTTGCTTGTATAGTAAATATGTTTTATTCCTAAATCTTTTATAGCTGCCATACAACTTGGACATGGACGACACATGCCAAACTCTTTATCAAATCTTGTTCTAAAAATATATAATTTTACTTTTTGGAAATTTATATCCAGATGACGGATAGAATTAAGACAATTGATTTCAGCATGTAAAGTCGGTTTAATACCATTCTTATTCCATGAATTTCTATATCTGTTATAATATTTTTGAATAGGATGCGTTTTAATTGTATTACAACCAATTCCTATTACATTTCCTTGGTAAACGGCTATGCACCCTATATGTGTTTTTTTATAATCCGAGATGGTAGCAGCCATTTTAGCTTTTTTAAAATATCTATAATCTGATTTACTTAACATTTTTCTCTAACTCAAACATAGCAGTTCCTCTATCAATACAATCAAGCTCATATTTGTATCTGTCTATATATCTCTGAATAATTCCTCTTTCTATAAGCATTTCAATATACTTCACTAAATCATTCTTGATTGTTTTTATCTCAGAAGAAAACTCTATTTCAATCTGATCATCCATAAGATCTAAATGGTCAATATCTGTCTGTTTAATGTAGAAAGTGGCTAAATAAGATTCTTTCTCTTTATTCCATTTTGCTAAAGCAACCACTGTGTAATTATTATGTAAGTCTACGCTAATACCAACATTAGCAACAATTTCATATCTAAGCATTATCTGCTTCCTCCTTTAAATTCTGTCTTTCTTCACAAGCTCTAAGCTTTTTGTTATAATCTCTAGTTGTACATTCTCTCTTTTTTGTCTCGTCAAACTTAAAATCTGTGGCTATACGACTGGCAATATTAACTCCACAGCCACCGAAATCCGATTCGACTAGCTTGGGATAGCATACAAGCTTATTCTTTCTCTTAAGTTCCATTGTTCTTCTTGCTACATGATTTTCTGTTTCCTTTGTCATAAATATTTGTTCTCCTTGTTAAATAAAATTTTTTGTTCATATCATCGCTCCTTTATAGTGTGATACGGTTTATGTGTTACTTTTATATATTCCCTTATTTAAAAGGGTTTTATTTAAAAATTAAAATATGAGGGTTTGTTTTAAAATGTTATCCTTTATTTCCATTTTTAATTTCTCCAAAAGAGTCAACATGATATATTTCCAACATTTTAGTAATAGCCCACTCAATTTCTTGCTCATAGCCTTCTTTGTTAAGTACATATATATTTGGTACATTTTGTGGTGGTTTCTTTGGATCAGGTTGAACGCTGCCGACTTCTTTCTTAACGAGAAGCGGTTCTTTGTCGCCAATAGAAGATGTGAGATATTGAATACATTGATTAATGGTATCTTTTGACATAGAAAGTTCTTTTGACATAGATTCTATACTTCGCCAAAAAGCTTCTGGTTTGGATTCAGGATTATACATGATATCTTCATTGTCTTTATTTTTTGGACGAACAAATATATAAGAATTAATATAAAGAAACGCCATTAATATATTCTCTTTATTAATACTCGATTCATTCATCATAATAAAATCAAGTTGAGAAGATGTGATTTTTGAGAACTTATCAACTGCATCAAAATTTTCAGGAATTATTTTAATCTCAATACCAGTATCATAAGTTATAGAATCAAGATCTTGTTGAACTTCAATCATTTTGTTATTAATCATATATTCTAGTACATCAAGAATTTCTTGAACTGCTTTCGGTCTACGTTTGTGTGTCTTGTATCCGTAGAAATTTAGAACCTTTCTAAGAGTAATCCAACTATAGTCTTCATAAGACCTGTATTTATCAATAAGAATATAAGTGATATAGAATTTTCGGCTAACTCCATACTTAGTTCTAATATTTCCTTGAATGTAGTCACTTGGGAAACGAGTAAAGTATTCTGTTTTCTGTTGCAATGAAAAATTCCTCCTTGTATGTGATATTTATTTATTCTCCGTTTGAGATTAAGTGGAAGATGAATTTACGAGCGTTCAGTAAAGTAGGTCTGAACCCCTACTTGTTTGTTTTATTTTTGAAATTGGTAGGGGGTGAAACCTACTTTGCCGAACTGAAAGAAGATATATAACATTATTAATAAGACAGACTATTCCGTTTGTATTTCGCTTACGCTACATACAAACTCCATAATTTTTTGATTGATTGTTATTGGTTGATTTAGGTGTATGGTGCTTTGGATTGATACTTTTATTTAGGTACATATACGATGTACCTATATTATTTTTGACCTTGAAACATGTTATTTATTTCTTTTAAGTGAAATAGTATATAACATATTTCTAATATTGAAAACATATATCCAAAGTATTTGAGATTTTCTCTTATATAAGGATTTGATAATTTTCTTATAACAGATTCTCTTGTTCTCTTAAATAAAATTGGTTTTTTCATAATATCATTCTCCTTTGATATATTATTCTCTCTTCAATTGTCTACCTAGAGATGTTCTTTTCTTGCTAACGCTGCGAAAAGACCGCCCTTATCAAAGGGTTACATCTTGTGCTTACGCACATACTATCTTTTTGAGCTTGTTATATAGTTTTTCATACCCCTATCTGTGGGTTAAAAATGAGTTTTTGAGGGTGAATTTCAATTTTTATGTCTTAGGTGATAACTTATAAGGGTATGAGATAAAAGTGGCTAATTTTTTCTGTGAGGTGTGATTTTCTCCCTAAATTGCTTATAATAAGTCCTCCTTAAAATTTATTTTTTTTGTTCTGATGAGAGTGGTGTGATGATTATTTACAATAGATTATTCTCTTAAAGAGATTTAAGTTTTTAAGAATTATTAAATAGAATAGTGAAGAATAATATAAATTTATGCAATAAAAAAACAGACAGCTTAATTGCCGTCTGTTAATTTTTTATATTTATTTGATTTATATTGATAACCAGTTAGATTCTGGTTTTGCAATAAGACGAGCATTATTATATGCCATATCAAGTGTTAAACATGTGTGACCTTGATAATAATTTCCTACTTTAGTTACGGTTAAAGCTAATGACGGAGTAGTATCATCCTCTAAGCATAATGGAAGTAATAACTGAATCTTGTTTTCATAATATTGTGGTATTGCCAATTTATAATTAGCTGATACTCGCTTTTTCATAGTTTCTATTGAACCATTGAGATTGTTAAGAATATTTTTGCTATCTTTAAGTTTTTCGGGAATTCTTTCAATATTATTAATATCTTTCAATATATGTTTATAGTTAATGTTTATTTCGTAGTGCCAATCAAATAATAAGAGAGATGGATCGTCAAAATAATTTGCTCTTGGTGGGCGCTCAGAAATATTCATATTTCCTAAATCATATGATGTAAGAAACTTTAATCCATTTTTGCTTTTATCTTGATATGCGTATATTGGTTGATAGAATTCAGTAAAAAGTCCTGTGTTAAATAGCGCATATTCATTATTAATAATTACATTCTTTTCAGAAGATAATTTTTTATATGTGTGAACCATATAATTTGTAAGAATTTTATTATTAGGGTATGTATCATTAGACCAATTTTCTTTATCTGCTATTTTAATTAGATCTTCTATATAATCATTCCAGTTTACATTGAAATACGCCATATATTCTGCTCCTTTTGTATTTTTAAATGCTTCTGTAAGTATATCATATTTTCTTGATTCATGGAACGGGAAAATATCTGTATCATCTGGCTTGTACAATTTAAATGGATATGATTCATATTCTTGTGATTCAAGTGGTATATATTCTCCTTGTAATTTCGTACATGCTTTTATATAAGCTTCTTGTGGTGTATCAGCATAAACAAAATAAATGTAATCATAAGGTTCATAACAATATGCTGCTGTTGTTGGTATTAAATATGTATTCATTTGTAAACCCTCCTTAGAAATGTGATTTATATAATTTTATATTCTCTTTTTTAAATTTGTTCTGAGATAAAATTCTTTACATGGAATATAAG